CTACTGGCAAAAGAAAGATTGACAGAGATTTTAAAAGACACGTTTAAACTACAAAGTTTAGGCAAAGGAAAATTTGGAAGAATATTAGGGATACCATACGTTGATAATGTAGATGTATGTGCAACTCTAATAACTGAAGGACACGCAGTAGAATATGAAGGCGGCAAAAAAACAAAAGTCTGGGGAGAGTGAGACTAAGTATACTGCTGAAGAGATTGCAAACTCTAAAAGAATCTATAAGTCTGCAACTCCTAAGTATACGATTGATTGGTACATAAAGTGGGTATCTTCTATATTATTATTAGTTGCCATGTGTATTCGATCTGCTCAGTTTAATGCAGTACTAGACCTTGGACTTTCTTTTATAGGAATGCTTGGCTGGTTATGGGTAGGTATTCTCTGGAAGGATAGAGCAATTATAATTGTTAATGGTGCTGCTTCTGTAATTCTACTAACAGGTATTTTGAGATACCTAAAACATTTTACATACTAGAGGACAAGACAAATGATTAAAAAACTATTTACAGCATTATGCTTTGTAGTCTTAACAGGCTGTCAAACTGCTGGGATGGAGTACTACCAAGCTATAGAGAATGTAGCGATTGCTCAAGCTCAAGCACAGCAAGCTAAGTCAGAAGCTCTGGCACAAATAGCTGCATCAGGTGATAACAGTGCCGCAGGATCAGCAGTAATGGCACTAGCTCTTATGCAAGCACCTAATACACAGGTTATACCACAACAATCGGTAGCTCTTGAGTGGACGAAGGCCGTCCTCCCGGTTGCTGGAAGTCTTGGAAGCATGTGGATTAGTTCAGATGCTCAGAAGAGTACAGCTAGGTATGCTATGCAATCTAACTTAGCCAGGATTCAACAAGACGGAAATAAAACAGCAGCACTATATGATTTGTTAGGATCTAATAATGATAATATGCTTAATTTAGGTTTAGGATCTTATGAGGCAATTAACGTAGCTGGACAACAATCAGTAGATCTTGGTTTAGGATTAGGACTAGCAAGTATTAATGGTAGTTCAGGTGGAGATAATTCTGCTGTACTAGATGCTCTAGGTAATCTTACATTTCCTGATTGGACTACAAATTTTAATAACCTACTTAATAAAATTAACGGACTTGATATTCCAAACTATGATGCACAACTACAAGATATACTTGATCATCTAACTAATTCTAGTCAAGTGTGGATTGCTGGGGTCAACTGTATCAATGCACAAACTGGTTCAGGAGTTATTGGAGTAGGTAGTAGTACTTCAACTATGCCCATTTGTCCAACTTTATAATAGTGGGTTCATATTTTGTATCTATTACAAATCCAAGAAAACGCTTGAAAGAATTTAAGCGTAAGAAAAAAAGGAGCAAATAGTGTGGAGCCTATTGCATTATTATCAATGGCTACGACTGCCTTTAAAGGTGTTCAGACCCTTGTAAAACGTGGACGAGAGATTGAAGATGTTGCTCAACATCTAGGAAGATGGTATGGCTATGTAGCTGATATCAATGAAGCTCAAAGAGAATCTGAAAAGCCTCCTATATTTAAAAAACTATTAGACAAAGGATCAGTAGAACAAGAAGCTCTGAATGCAATCATCGTAAAGAAAAAGATTGAACAGCAAGAGAGGGAGATACGAGATCTAATCGTTGTTGTATATGGAATTGAAACGTATCGTGAAATGATACAAATGCGTAAAGACATAAGAGCTAAACGAGAAAGATTAGTCTATAGACAGAAAAGAAGAAGACGTTCAATCCTTGATGGTATTGCTGTACTCATTGGACTAGGAGTAGCTATCGGACTTGTGTATGGATTCTATACTTTGTTAATGAACTATTCTAGGTAGGCTGTACAAAACTACTTAGTTCATTTTCTAAGTATTCGTGCAGCCCTCCAAGTTTTACTTCAGCTTCAGTCAATAGCTTTTTTATCAAGAGTAATTCATCATCTTTAAAAACTTTGTTAGCTTCTTTAGGGGGTAGCATACTAAACTCTGTCATTACTATCCCCTTTGAATTTACAAAGATTTTAAAGGACGCTAGATTACCTTCGGTTGCGCTTTGTTTCATCTTTTAACTTATCCTTGTGGTGATTGTTATGTTTGAAAGTATCTTTCTTTTTCTTGTTGAACTTCTTACGCCTTTCATCTTTGCGATTGTAATAATCTGTCATAGCTATTACCTTACCTTCTTACTTGTAAAAAATATGTTTCTCTATTTGTACGGTTTGTGTTTGCGCTATAGCCCAATACGGACTAACATAATCAGCATGGTAATATAACGCCCCATTAGTTATATCTCTAAAGGGTCTATGTCGTACTAGCCCTTCAGCTAATGTCCAAGCCAGTATCCAAGCTTTTTCATCTTTAACATGTTCTGGTTCTCCATCACAGTAGAAACTGAACTGACACTTGTATTTAATAGGTTGTCCTTTCTCATCTCGCCACGCTTGTTGCGTTACACCACATAATGTATTAGGAAACTGTGGACTTTGAACTCTGTTAAGAGCTACCAAACCTACCGCATATTGTCCTTCTACTGGTTCTGATCTAGCTTCAAAGTAAATTGTTTGGGCAAGGCAATTAATTTCTAATTGTTTTGTGTCTGCAAAAGATATACCCGAACATATGAATAATAAAGTACATAGTAATTTTATCATGTTGTATCCTCAATATCTGAAATCATTTTGTTGAGATACCACTGAGCTTTCTTTAAATCCTGTAAGCCGTCTTTGTATTCCCAACGATGGAGATATTTATAGACGTTGCCTACTAAGTAATATTTAAAGCCTTCGGAAAGTTGTTGTTCGATATAGTCTATCGCTTCTACACCCCCTTTATTGTAATGAGCTGGATGATTTACCACATCTTCTTCAGGGAACATTTGCTTATCTAATAGGTTGTGATCATTAGGATGATATAAACTACCTGTAATAGTCTTTGGTTGCTGTGCCGACATTAAACATTCCTCTTTTGTATCAGGCCCACGAGATACTCTATTCCATTCTTCTGGCGTAGCATCATCTATACTCATCCTTCAGCTCCTATGATAGTTAAAGTCCATATACATAAACTAAATGTGATTATTCCTAAAGCTAATTTATTTTCAACTTTCATATTAACTGTGGGCCTAGACATGTAGTAGTAAAGCTATACCTAACTCCTGAAGTTATTGGTGTAACTCTATGAATTAAATTACAAGGGAAGATAATTACAGTTCCTTTCTGTCGTATGTCTTGAGCTTGTTGAATTTGTAATTTTCTTTCTTCTTCATCAGCTAATCCCTCTTCCGTATTCTTAGAGATATAACTTAATTCTAAATCTCCACCTTCATAACTATCTGAATCACTTAGTTGAGCTATAATCGTAATCTTCCTTACACCATTCTCATCCATTCCAATGTCTGAATGCCATGCATAATGATCGTTCTTTTGATAGAAAGCTAGTTGTCCTGGCCCTTGGTTTGTAATTTGAAATTTCCAGTACTGTGAATTTATCTTAGCTGTTTCTAAAGCTAGTAAAGATGTTATCCAATGATCAGGTGAAGCCCACTTTAAGGAAGATGAACGCTGCTCTTCATTTATAGTATGATCAGGATTACCATGTCTGGCTTTTCTCCAAGGAGTAAAATAATCTTCATCATCTTTCTTCTGTATAATTAAATCACATACGGCAGGATCAATTGCATAGGGTTTAATAATATACTCAGGATTAAATAACATTTAGTATTCCTCTTTTGTAATTAATCTATTTCTTTAAGGTTGTTTTGAGATACTTCTTGAAACTCTTTACTGTTGCGGTAGCGTTTATCTATCCAGATATCAGGTAATGTTTCTTCAGAGAACCATCTGAATCCGTGTGACTCTGCCCACTCTGCATGACTACGCTTAGTACCATCCTTTCTGCGTTTAGCTTGTGGCATAGGTGCAGAAGGATTAGCAAATAAAAATACAAGTTCTGTTTTATCTGGAAGAACTTTATTAATCCAAATGTACTTACTATATTCTGCATAGTCCCAGAAGCGTCCTTTAGCTTCAAGTAAAACAGTATGTCCATTAGCTTCTAACACAAAGTCAGGATGATAAGTATGTTCTACAATGTATGGAATCTTTCCTTCATGGTGTGTCCAGGATTTAAGCAACCCCATATGTAATTCATATTCCCAATTAGAATCGTATCCCTCGACAGGAGCTTTATCAATAGGTCTTTTCTTTCTAGGAAATCTTTTCAATGTAATGTTCCTTGTC